AAAACAAATTGCGAGAATTATAAAACTGACTAGAGAATAATTATGACTGCTACTGTGATTATACCAACTACTGGTTCACCAGAGTTGAGTAAAGCTATTGATTCTGTATTAAAACAAACTTACACAACAACTTGTTATGTTGTATCAGATGGTTTAAAAAACCATTCCAAGACAAGGAATATTGTCGATTCTTTTCCTGGTAAGAATATAGAAAAATGTTATTTGCCTTTGAATGTGGGTGCCAATGGATTTTATGGTCACCGAATCTACGCTGCGTTTACACATCTAATTGATACTGATTATGTTCTTTATCTTGACCAAGATTGTTGGTTAGAACCAAACCATGTACAATCTTGTATTGAGAAGATTGAAATAGATAAGAAAGATTGGTCATATTCACTACGAAACATAACCGATAAAGATGGAAACTTTCTATGCAAAGATGATTGTGAATCTTTAGGAAGATGGCCAGTATTTTCTGGAGATTATAGTCACATAGATACTAATTGTTATTGCCTTAAAACTGAACATGCAATAAGATTAGCATCTGTATGGCATGGTGGTTGGGGGCAAGATAGAGTCTGGTTTAATGTGTTATCACAGAACTTACCTAACTATAACTGTACAGGCCAATATACTGTAAATTATCGTGTTGCTGGTAATGAGGGTTCTGTTAAACCAGAATTCTTTTATTATGGTAATAATATTATGAATGAAAAATATAATGGAGCATTCCCATGGCGAAACAAAACTTAATTATTGGCGGTTCAATCAATTACGGAATCAATCAACTTAAACCTTGGGTCTTATCAGCCAAAGAAATTACAACACACAATACAGATATTGTTTTGATTTGTGGTAATACTTCTAAAGAAACTATTGAATGGTTGGATGAACAAGGAGTTTTTACTGTTGATTTGATACAAGTGCCAAATATTCCAATTCATGTTCTTCGTTTCTTATCAATCTATGATTATTTAAAAGATAATTGGTTGAATTATAATCATGTTGTTACAACAGATGTGAAAGATGTATACTTTCAAACAGACCCATTCAAATGGTTAGATTACCATAACATCGGTGTCAAAGATATGCACCAGATTGTTGCTGGTTCAGAATGTCTAAAGTACAAAGATGAAGCATGGGGTAATGAGAACTTGATGCAATGTTATGGACCATATGTCCACGGTATCTTTAAGGAAAATGAAATCTTTAATGTTGGTGTGCTTGGTGGTTCAGCAGAATATATCAAAGACTTGGTATTCAATATCTTTACCAATGCAACCAATAGACCAATACCAATCGTTGACCAAGCGGTGTTCAATGTACTAATCCAAACACAACCATACAAAGATGTTGTCTTACAAGCAACACAGGCATCAGGCTGGGCTTGTCAAGCAGGTACGGTTGCGGATCCAACCAAGATGGACATATTCAGGCCAAATCTACTAGAAGATGAACCTATGTTTGTTGATGGTACAGTATTAACTTCAACTGGTAAACCATTCTGTATTGTACACCAATATGACCGTGTGCCATCATGGAAACAACACGTAATGGAAAAATACAAACAGGAAGATCCAAATAACTTTTTTACTTACAGGACAACATAATGAGTGATATAATTAAATTTGATACAGTAACACAAGCATTTGGTATTGATAGAACCTTCAAGTGTTCTGGTTATGGTCTTGGTGCCATGGTTGCAAAGATGCAGAATCCAAAAGTGATTGAAATTGGTTGTGATATTGGTGATACAACACAATTCTTATTGGATAGTAATCCATCATTAGAACTTGTTGGTGTTGATCCATATGAAAACTATGTTGATTGGAATGGTAATAATCTAAATGAACGTGAGCAAGTTTATAATAGATTCGTTGATAGACTAAAAGGTTACACCAATCGATTTAGTTTGTACCGTAAATATTCCGATGACATACATCAAATGTTGCAAGATGAATCATTTGATTTGATTTTCATTGATGGTTTACATGAATATAATCAACTGACTAAAGATTGTGCAAACTATTATTCTAAATTAAAAGAAGGTGGTATCTTTGCTGGTCATGATTACAATGCTATTGAAGGTGTTCGTAAAGCCGCAGATGAGTTTGCTGCTAAAGTTGGCAAAGAAATTCTCATTACAGAATGTGATGTTTGGTACTGGATTAAGTAATGAAAAGTTGTATAGTATTATCTGGTCAATATCGTACATTCGACCAAACCTGGAAAGGTATCAAAGAGTTTATTGATTTAAATAATTTAGATGTTTATTGTCATCTATGGACAGACAATTTAGATGAAGTTAAAAATGTTGCAGACAGATTGAATCCTGTAAAAATAGATTTTAGTAATCCAAGAAACTATGAAAATCAATTTAATGAAATTGAAAATAAGATTCGTCTAGCACACACCAAAAGTCCAAACCAAGACAAGTTGGCAGGTAATGCTTCTATGAATTTTAGTCGTAAAAAGGCATTTGAATTGATTCAAGAATCATATGATATGTTGGTGTATTGCCGATATGATATACGATTTAATCAAATGTTTGAATTTAGTAAACTGGATATGTTGTTGACACCATTAGAAGAATCATATAATCTTATATCTGATATATTTGCCATTATGCCATTTAAAGATGCTAAACATTATTTCATTTATGACGAGTATGAAAGATTACATTCAACACAATTTGAACCTGAGTTTGAACATTATATGAGAGATGTGAGACAATATGGTGATGAGAACATGAGAATTCATATGAATGAGAGGTATTGTCCTCATATGATGCTTTTGCGTAATATATACATGAATGGCATCAAGCACATCAATACAAATCAAATAGCGGTATCATTACAACGATGAAAATAGCATTATGTTTTTCTGGTCAAGCCAGAGCATTTGAAAAAGGTTACGAATACTACAAACGTAATCTTTTGGATCATTATGATGTAGATGTGTACATTCATACATGGAAGTTTCCTGGTGAAGATAAATTAACTGAATTATATAAACCGGTTAAGATACACACACAAGTGCCACCTCTCGGTGACTTTGATAATAAGTATACAAACACACCGAATGCAGAGAAACATCCACCACGATTTACTTATCGTATGTTATACTCAATGTATGTGTGTAGTCATTTAATTGAAGGTGATTATGATTGGGTGATTAAGGCACGTACCGATTATGCTCTGAATGTGGTGATACCGTTCAATGAGTTAGACAATAATCAATTGTATGTACCAAACTGTCGAATGGTACCTGAAAGAGACTTTGGAAATGACCAATTTGCTTTTGGTTCAAAGAAAACTATGATGGATTATATGTCAACTTATATCAATATTGACAAATATTATGATGCAGGAAATCAATTTATTGGTGAAGACCTGATGAGAGCAAATCTACATGAACATAATTTACGTGTGACTTATGTTGATATGAACAATCCATTTCCACCAGGCAATTATAATGGTTCATGGCATTCCTTAATTCGTGATGATATTGAGCAATGGAAAAAGTTGTAAAGGAATTAACAGGCCATTCTGGTAGTCAAATCTTTTTGGTGGAAGGTGATAGAGGTTTATACGTTAAAAAAGTTAATAATGTTGAAAGAAACCTAGAGAGAATGACAGAACTGTTTGAGAGGTGTTATCCTGTACCTGAGATATATCATGCAGAAGAAAATCTTTTGCACATGCAATATATCCATGGATTAGATATGAAAACATATTTAATTCACAACAACACAAGTTCGTTAATCAATTTCATTACAGACACAATAGATTCTTTTTCTGATAATTCCGTTTATAAAGATTATACCAATACATATATCAAAAAACTGGAATGGATGTTAGATGATAAAAGTCTACCATTTACAAGAGATGAACTGATTGATAGGTTACCAAAAAACTTACCACAATCAACATATCATGGCGATTTGACATTAGAAAATATCATATATCGGACTAGTGGCGGTTTCTTTATGATAGATGCAGTAACAGTAGAATACGATTCATATATATTTGATATTGCAAAGATGAGACAAGACCTTGAATGTAAATGGTTTCTTCGTAATACAGATATAAGGCTTGACACTAAACTACAACACATAAGAGATAAATTAAAGAGATGGTATCCAGATGCATTTGATGAATCACTTTTAATACTAATGTTATTAAGAGTGTATCTACACACAAAACCTGGAGACAAAGATTATGATTTTATTATGAAAGAAATAAACAGATTATGGAAATAATTGTACCAGCCGCTGGTCTGTCTACCAGATTCCCAGACATGAAACCGAAATATCTCTTATATGATTATAAGCATGATATGATGTTGATTAATGCTTTGCGTCCTTTTATTGACCGTGGTGACAGAATCCACATTGGTATATTGAGAGAACATGAAGAAAAGTATAATGTCACAGAACAAATTAAACATGAATATAAAGATTGTTTGATTCATATACTAGACAAACCAACTAGAGGTCCCGCCGATACAGTATATCAAATCATTAAGATGGCTGGTCTTCACACATCTGAAATCTTCATCAAAGATTGTGATAGTTATTTTGACCATGAGTTTTCTGATGGTAACTATGTCTGTGTGTCCAAAATATCACAACATGAGGTATTGAAGAAACTTTCTTCTAAGAGTTTTACTATCTCCAATAATAATGGTATCATTACAGACATTGTGGAGAAAGAAGTTGTATCCGATACATTCTGTGTTGGTGGTTATAAATTCTCCTCAGCCATGATGTTCAAAAGAGAATTTGAATCTCTGACTTCCGACAGAGAGGTATTTGTTTCTGACGTTATTGGTCGTTGTATTGGTGACCTACAGATGTTTACGGAGAAGTTGGTGACTAACTATGTTGATGTTGGAACTGCACAAGACTGGTTTGAACATAATGACAAACCTGTAATTTTCTGTGATATTGATGGCACAATCATCAAAGCACAAGGCAGAGTTGGTGAAAATTCATATGATAAAGAAGTAGTTCCATTAGTTAACAATATAAAAAGACTTTTAGAGTTACAGGCAAATGGTGCTCAATTCATCTTCACAACTGCCAGAGAAAATGACCAAACATCAAAAACCAGAGAGATGTTATATTCTTTGGGTTTTAAAAGTTTTAATTTGTTGTGTGGTTTACAGAATTCTAAACGTATTCTGATTAATGATTACAATAATGCCAACCCATATCCTAGAGCCGAAGCAATTAATCTAAAACGTGATTCCGACAATCTAACTGATTTTCTATGATACCCAATAAAAATCTATTCATAGTCACATCATCACTTAAACCTAATATGGGTACCTTTAGTGATGGCGATAGGTTTGCTCAGACTATTGCTTCTTTGAAATCCATTCGTAAACGTTTTCCATCAGGTTTTATTGTATTTTCGGATGTATCATTAAGACCAGTCTCCGACCTAGAAAGAGAATCAATTGCTCGTTTATGTGATGCTTATATTGATATGAGTGAACAACCAGATGTAAGAAAATGTTCAGAAAACCAGATGAAAAGTCATGCAGAAAATCTGTTAATGTTCTTCACTTTACACACATTGAAACAAAATAATCTATTAAAAGATGTGAAAAGAATCTTTAAATTCTCAGCAAGGTCTGAACTTGAAGATACTTTTGATATCAAAGAATATGATGACCTATTTGGTAAATATGTTTTTAAGAAAGCAATTCCGAGTTGGATGCCTAACAATACTGGCAGCCTGTTTATTACCAGAATGTTCTCCTTCTGTATATCCTTATTAGACAATTATCTTCTTGTCATACAGAAAAATCTGCCATTATTGGACAAATTTGACACCGAACATGCTCATTGGATAAACATACCAAAAGAGTATCTGGTCGAATTTGACAAGGTTCATTGCTGGGGCTGGCTGGCCGGTAACGGACAAATCGAACATTATTGACAACTATATATCGGATCGAACAATTCATATTTTTGTTGGTCTGTGGTATAATCCGTTATAAATAACCTTACAGGCAACCAAAGTGTGTTGCATTTCTAAGGGTATATTCAATGTTATCATTTAAATCATTTTTAACGGAAGCTACATCGGTGGACGATGAGATGCTTGGTCATCTTACCCATACGAAAGACTTACCACACGAAGCTCCGGAACACGGTCATACTGCACTGGAACTACTTAGACAGTTTCATAACAAACGTATGGGTAAATCAAGCACTGTTGGTGCATCATTAAAAACTGACGGTGGTTCTTCTGTCCATGTTATACATGACGAACATGGTGTTGGTGTATCGGATAAACACCGTATAGCCAGAGGTGTTATTGCTAGGAGTCCGGAAGAAATCGATAAACATTTTGGACACCAACCAGAATATGCAGATTCTTTAAAACATCTATTGAAACACGGTCACGAATTTGTTAATAAAGGACATCATGTACAGGGTGATTTGTTACATACACCGAACGAACCAGGAACAAAAGCATGACCACAACAACCACCACGCCAAATAGAATTACATATAAAGCAAAAACTGCCGCTCCTTTAGGTCTTGCTGTTCATACAGAAGTTACTCATGGTGTTGCTCATGCCGTTTCACATAATGCTTTAAAGAAAAGTAAAAATGTATTTGTACCAGAACACGAATACAAACCTAAGGCTTCCACATATTCAAAAGAAGATAGAGATGCAACAGAACATCATCTGAATGCTGCTGAAGCTTTGATGAAGAAACATACAACTCATCATTTGACACCCGAACATATTGATACTAAAAAAGGTGGACATTTCACTACCTATTTAAATCGTACAACCAGAAGGGGTGAAACTGCCTCAGTTGAAGGTTACAAGAAACATTTAAAAGATGAAGGTGAAAAAGCAGCTAGTAAATTAAAAACTCCTGCTGGCCAAGTTAAAGCCAAAGCAAAATTTGATGCTTTACATTCACATGTTGAGGAAAATGCACACCATTTCCAACGTTCTTTGGATATACGGCATCACTTAGGTCAAGCAACCGAACACGTATTAAAGGGTGTTGAACATCCAGATATGGAAACAAGTATTGATGGTAAGAAATCACAAGGTGAAGGTATCGTTCTCCAGAAGAAGGATAAAAAAGGAAAGATGCGACCAGTTTCCAAACTTGTTCCAGTTAAAGTTTCAAATGCGATTTTGAATAATCCACGTTTTGCTAAGAATTAAAGAGGGTAATATGAAAACATTTAAGGGTTGGTTAAAAGAATCACACATACTTAATATACAAGAGAATTTTGGTGATGACCATGATTTTTCAAGTTTAAAACCATTTCATTCTTATTCAACGAAAGATGGCCATAAGATTGATGTTCATATGTTTAATAATCAGAATGGAAAACATGCTGTATTTTTTAATAAAAACTTAAAGGGTATAACAAAATTAGTGCATTGGGGAAATGATGTGAATGAACCTTCCAAAAAAGAATTAGAAAAAGCAGGTCACGAAGATGATGAACAATTACATGAAGACAAAAAGGAACCAGGTCTCTTAGGTGATACTGCCGGTAAAATTACAGAACACTCAGCTGTTATTCATCTGATACACCATATGCATTCTCAACATGGTACATATGGTTCCGATGAACACAAGAGAGATGTTGCACCACATCAAAAAGCGTTAAATGAACTGAAAAAGAAGTTTGCTACAACACCAAAGAAAAAGATGCAAGCAAAGGTTCGTGAACATCATGGTAAAACAGCTGCAGAGGCAATGGTGGAAACACTAAAACAAAAACACGGACCACATGTTAGAATTGCTTCGGTTGGTCATACATCAAAAGCTGGTGATATAGGTAAATTCACTAAAGGAAAGTATGATGATGGCCAAGAAAATCCATCTGATATTAGTGTCAGTACATATGTTCCTGGACATCTAAAAGAAGCATTTGGTGAAGGACATGAATTGAGCCATGAAGGTTTTTCATTAAAATCATCTCAGAAAAAAGGTAATATTACAACTAAAAATCCAGCAATACATTTTGACCACGAACTGGATCACCCAACAAGAAGTTTGGCCACAGAACATGTAGCTAGAACGGGTCTAAAAGCAGTACATCACGCAATGGGTCATGGTGACAAATCTGCTGCTGAAAGAGGTAGAATTATTGACAAGACTAGAGAAAAAGAAGGAGTTGATAATCGTTCTTCCATTGAAAAGAAAGCAAGTGATTTGGCTAAGCCAGTTCACGTTGACACCGCAAAAGAATTCCATGACCATGTTCATCATTTGTTGAATCATCCTAGTGTTGGAGATGAAGGACATAGGAGAGTTGGTTCATTATTGAAAAAACATTTAACACCACAAACAAAGATGCCTTGGTCTAAAGTTAGTGTTTCTGGAGATAGTGAAAGTAAAACAAAAGCAACTGTTACTCCAGGTAGTGAACATCCATTGAATAAGATTTTCAATAACAAAAAGTCTAGATATGCTGTGACAAGAAATGGTGCTAACGTGACAATACATCATGTTGAAAAAGATGGTTCACACACACCTCTTGCACATTATAGACCAAAAACCAACAGTAATGCTCTAAAATCTGATACTTCAAATTGGACAGTAACTCCGGCCTACTCACATTAAAATATGAAATCCTTTTTAGATTTATTACAGGAAGATAAAAGTGGTGATGTTCACCATGTTATGGCCTTTGGCCGTATGAATCCTCCTACAACTGGCCATTTAAAAGTAATTGATAAGGTCAAAGAAGTTGCTGCGAAACATAATGCCGGACATACTGTTGTAACATCACATTCACAAGATAAAAATAAGAATCCATTATCTGCTGCACAAAAAATTAAACACCTCAAGAGATATTCTCCAGGTACCAATTTTGAAGCATCCAACAAAGAACATCCATCCTTCTTACATCACGCTGCCAAACTACATAAACAAGGTGTAACACATCTTCATATGGTGGTCGGTTCTGACCGTGTCGGAGAAGTGAAAGAGAAATTAAACAAGTACAACGGCACACATCCAAGTGCTTTATACAATTTCAAAAAGATTACAGTTCATTCTGCTGGTAGCCGTGATCCAGATGCAGAAGGTACAACTGGTATGTCTGGCACTAAGATGCGTGAACATGCTAAGCACAAAGATATCAAGTCTTTTAGACAAGGTGTTCCATCACATGTATCTGATTCTCATACAAAAGAGTTGATGCATGATACTCGTACAGGTATGGGTATCCACGAATCTTCTTATCATGGGTTATTCAAAGCAGTATTTGTGACTGGTGGACCAGGTTCGGGTAAAGATGTTGTTATCCGTGAATCCATTCCACACCAAGGTGCTGTAGAAATTAATTCGGTTCAAGCTTTCGATTATCTGATGGACAAACAG